CTCTGGTTATTCTAACTCGGATGTTGGGCTTGAAGATACGTCCGAGTCTTTTGGATTACCCGCTACCGCCGATTTAATGTTTGCCCTTATTTCTACTGAAGAATTAGAACAAATGGGTCAAATAGCTGTTAAACAGTTAAAGAATAGATATAATGATCCAACGCTTCATAAGAGATTCGTTCTCGGTGTAGACCGTTCTAAAATGCGTCTCTATGATGTTGATGAAGAAGAACAGAATCTAACAGATGATACACCAGTATTTGATAATACAGAAGCTGGTAAAAAGTTCGGAGATTTTAAGCTATGAAATATAAAAATTATGAATTAAGTACCTATTGGGGTGATGAAGAATATCATGATAGAAAAGCAAATGTTATGCGAAATAATAAAGGATTCTATGTAGAATTATATAAAGGGGAAGAACTAATTGAAGTTCGAACCTTATATGACCATAGTGAGGTCTACGCAGAAAATGCAGCAGAAAATTATGTTATAGGAATCTTAAATCCATGAATGTAAAACTTATTAGTTACTCAAAGGGAGAGAAAGATGAAAGTCTCCAGGACATTATTGCGTATACAGCCCGTGTCTCGAATCCATCCAACCAAGACAACACCGAAACGAACGAAAGACTATTACGATATCTCATCAGAGAAAAACACTGGTCGCCCTTCGAAATGGTTAGCGCTTGCTTGGAAGTAACTACGACTCGTGATATTGCGCGACAACTATTACGACATAGGTCATTTTCATTTCAAGAGTTTTCTCAGCGTTATGCAGATCCTACTAAAGATTTAAAATTTAATCTTAAGGATGCCAGATTACAAGATACAAAAAATAGACAAAATAGTTTGGATGTAAATGATCCAGACCTACAATTGGAATGGTTACAATCACAGGCAGAGGTAGTAAATGCAGCAAAGAAATCATATCAGTGGGCAATCGAAAATGGTATTGCTAAAGAACAAGCTCGTGCGGTTTTACCAGAGGGTATTATGGAATCTCGACTCTATGTTAACGGTACCATTAGGTCCTGGATCCACTATGTCGACCTACGCTCTGGGCACGGAACACAAAAAGAACATATTGAATTAGCTCGCGCGTGCTCGGCCGCGCTCGAACCTATCTTTCCTATGATTAAGGAATTTTGCCATTAAGTATCTAATATTGATCTTATGCTTGTTATCTTCTACGGTATATGCTGGCGGCAGAACCTATACCGGTAGTGAGGATAACACCCATTGTACCCTGTGGAACACAAATCCCTTACGATGGCCGCAAACAATACTGGGTCTAGATCCTATGGAATGCAGACGTAAAGCAGTTCCACCAACTACTACTAATACCATTAACTGTAGATTAAAAAGACAATATATTGATCCTGAAACTGATGAACGTATGTGTATATACGAAAGAGGCGCAACAGGACATGGGGATTTGACTGTAGCTATGGATAAGTATTTCCAATGTCCTAGAACCCAAATGTGTACACAAAGTCCTGGGTCTGATCCTACACTAGATTAAGATAAATAGTCATATGGTTACTATAACAGAACAAGCAAAAGAATATCTACAAAAGGTCGGCAAACCGAATGTATTATTATCTATAAAAGGTGGTGGCTGTTCTGGTTTTACTTATGTTTGGGAAATGACTGATGCAGAACCTACAACCGGTAATTTAGTAGTAGATCCAATTGCAGAAATGTTTGTGCTAGGTTGTACTGTAGATTATGTTACAGAACTAGGTGGTTCATATTTAAAGGTAATAAATCCTAATGCAACTGCGTCTTGTGGTTGCGGCGAATCATTTGCTGTATAAAAATAATTCAAATTAAATCAATTTAGGGGGTTTACAAAGGCCTTTTTCTATGGTATAATAGTATGAATAATTAGGAAGAGGAGATTATATTATGTCAAAGATGGCTTCAAATGCAAAGTTCAAGCAGTTCGTTACAAACCTAAGTGTAGAGGATCAGCGCACTGTAATCGAACGTCAAAGTCGTTTGCTTCCTGCATTTATTATGCAAGAGGTTTCTACCACTAATAATCCTAAAGTTATTCGCAAATTAGAAAGTCGCCTTAAGCAGGTTCGCTTAATGATGAGTTCGCTAATTGCAAATGGAAGTGTGGTATAATGAAACGTTATGTTTTTATTGCCGCCATGGCAACTGCTTTTCTTGGTGGATTAGTTACTGGTAAATCAGCCTTTGGTGCTTCAGCGATTGCCAGTGATATTCACTCTGCGCAGAGTGAACAGAAATGTTTAGCAGATAATATATATTTCGAAGCCCGTAACCAGATACATAGGGGAATGATTGGTGTCGCTCTTGTCACTCGTAACCGTGTTCTTGATTCTAGGTTTCCTCATTCATATTGTGAGGTTGTTAAGCAAGGACCTGAAAGACCATCGTGGAAACAAAATGGGACTATGGTACCTCTTCGCCACCGGTGCCAATTTAGTTGGTATTGTGATGGCAAGTCTGATAGCATTTCTTATCACGACGTTAGTGTGTATGAACTTGCTCGTGCCATCGCTTTTAAAGTCTATCACGGAGAATTTACCGACTTTACAGATGGCGCCACTCATTATCATGCCGATTATGTTAGACCAGAATGGGCATCAACAAAAACCAAAACAATGACAATTGATCAACATATTTTTTATAGATGGGAAAAATAATGAAAAATCTATTTCCGGAAAATGATTTACCTGAATTCAAGTTTAACGAAGATATGTATATTGATGAGATTGCTGATTACATCATTGCGACATATAGTCAACATTATTCTAAGAAACGATTTCAGGCATCAGAGTTTATCTATGATACTGGTCATGGTACTGGATTTAATATGGGCAATGTAATGAAGTATGCTCAGCGATATGGGAATAAGGGTACTAGAGATGATCATCGGAAGGATCTGATGAAGGTGATTCATTATGCGATTCTTCAGCTGCATGTGCACGATACTTCGCAAGACGAATGGTCTCTTTAAGATCGATTAATTCTTTTTCTAATTGCGTTTGTGGTGCTCGAATATCCTCTAACGTCTTATCATAAAGATAGGCGTTAAGAAAAAGTATGGCAACTAATAGTGCTATAATTGACAATAGTATTACCTCTGACATACATTACCATTGACTTGACAATTGGCCTTTGTTTACTGATTTGCATTTCCATTGATATGGCTTAAAACCAGACATAGTTAAATGTATAGCTTGGGACATTTTTAAAGCCCGAGCTTCACATCTTTCGTATGTTTTGTATGGTCCTCTCTGGTCTTCTAGCACTACACACTGATTGGGATCAGATATAAGACAAGCTAAAACTAAAGCCATATACATTTTTTTTCTTTCTATATTAAACTGCCGAGTATACTACAAATATTAATCCACCGCCGCCTAATATTACACAACTACCAATAATAATAAACATTTTAACAGTTTCCCAAAACTCAGCTTGTTCTTTTAATCTTCTTCTTTTTTCTGCTTCAGCTGCTTCTCTTGCCTCTGCAATTCGTTTTTGGCGTTCTTCTAAAATACCTTGCCAGGTTCCAGGACCAAAACGCATATCAACAAGATTGCGCATTTCCTGCATTTTTTCCTCAGCAAGTTTTGCATCGATCATCTCTTGGGCAACTGATTGGATCCCGAACTGATCTTTCAGTCCGATACCAGTTTTCTTATTTCTTTTCTTTTGTACTTCTTCAGTACCTTTGAAAAGACCATCAATTGCTCCTGCGATCTCCCCGATATCTTGTGCTGTCTGAATATTGCTTTTAATAAAATCTACTGACGATTTTACAAGAGCTATTCCGGCAAGAATCTCTGCTACTGGCATCTTGATCTACCTTTTTTATGTTAGATAGATATGACTCAATTTTAAGATATAACTCGCTCTCACTACTATTTATGTTTACATTCCCCTTCATATGTGATATAATACATTATAAATAAGAAATGATTCAGTGAAGCTGGATGGATGTAGGCTGGACGCGGGGGCAGTACCCGCCGCCTCCACCATAAACACACTAGGGAAATATGACTAAGATAACAAAGGAAAATACGCCAAACAAATATGTAAGATGGTTCTGTTGGTTTATACAATTTAAATATGTATGGGATATCCAAACATTATTTGAAAAATACCTTCCAATGGAAAAGATATATCGTTTTTTAGGGTTTTACTTATTCTGGTTAATTTGGTTTTGTTTTCTAATGTTTGTATTATATCAAATTACAGGAAGTTTTGAATTCCTCCTTTGGTTTGAAGAATAGTGTGCTTATGATGGGGGCGAAATAGGATCGACAGATACGTGAAGCCAGTGGAGAATCACAAAAGTAAATGCAAACGATAACTTTGCTCCTGAGATGCGCCTAGCGGCATAATCTCTGGGCCCGCCGGAGCCTCGAAACAGAATCCGGCAACCTACCCGAAGGAGGGTGCTATGAAATACTATCTAATAATGTTCCTAATGCTATGGGCCACATCAGCATTTGCAGTAGAAACAAGATCAAAACCAGTACAATGTGGCGATTACGATAGTTTAAATCAAGTTATTGAAAGAGCTGGCGAAAAACCTCTAGTAGGAGGTATTGCAGAAGTAAAATTTGAAGGTGGCGGCATTGAACATCTTCCTGTTTACATATTTGCAAATACTGATACCGGAACATTTACTATTATTGAAATACATGCTGAAGAAGTTTGTGTACTTGGTTACGGTAGTAGTCTAGAT